ACAGAACTAAAAATTCTGCTGCTAAATAGTTTACCTCACCGACAAGAATACTTGCATACGCTCTCATGTCGGTAACTCTGAGATCGAACGCCCTGCCGCCAAGTGTCTTATCTGATTCTAATGCAAGTTTAATACTGCTCGACCCGGTGCTTGCACAGAAGGCATCTATGGCATTTTGAGCAGAGCGTTCCACTACGCGACCAACTAGAACTACAACCGTAAAGGTATAAGTTTGCATTCCCCTGCCGAAGGTATCGTCATAAGCAATGGAGTCTGGTTGAATTATTGCAATGGGTGGGTTGGGGTTGTCAGGCATAATGGCTGCTGTTCGTAACCCTGTGATCGTGGCAAGGTTAGTTGCCAACCCTGTTCTAAGTTCAGAGAGTAAAGCCATTAGGCGAAGCCACGCATTCTGCGATACGGCGCAACAAGTTGCGCAACGTCTGGGTCTAAATCTCTAGTAACAGAGATCGCGCCAAGATCGCCGAAGCCGGCGACCCCAAGCGGACTTTCAAGACGTTTGTAAATTCTGCTTGCCTGAATGATTGTTGCCTGCGTAATAGCGATTGGAACAGAAGGCCAACCGAATACGGCGGTGAGTTTGACCAATGCTTGTTCTGCTTCTACTGGAAACAAGAAGTTCTCAACGGCGCGAATGCGAGAGTACGGAACAGTTAGACCATCCACATACCCGTTCAATGGTTCAAGCTGATAATCCTCAACAGCAAACGTGGTATCAAATACACCGTCACCACCTGAAGAAGTTTGCAAGGTTAGCGCGGTGCTAGATACGTCATCTATCTGGACAATGAAAGAATCATCTGCTGCGTAGTAACGGGTAGCAGTTCCAGCAGAATAAAAGAATCGCCCAGCATGACCGTCAATCGAACGTGATGCGGACTCAACTGCCATCTCTAAGATAGAATCATCTATTGCATCCGAGATGCGCAAAGCCGATTTAACTTGTGCAAGTGTGGCGTAGCCATTTGTAATTGCCAATGAAACTCCTAAGTCTAGGTCTATTCTACTTGCTCAACTGGTCTTGCAAATATTGATTTACTGTTGTTCTTGCTAGTGAGTCACTCGGAACTGTGTGACCTGCATAAGCATAATCAACATCTATGTTCAGGGTGCTTGCATACTTAGCACCTGAGACTGCCGTTCCTACCCAAAAGCACCAGTCATCGTATGGCGCAATTCTTTGATCAAATGGGTTACGTTTCCAAAGCCATCGCCTGACAGGTGAGCCGCAAGGAATCATGTTCGCTTGCAGACTGAGTATCTGTTCAGCCGTTACGTTTGCAGGTGTCCAGATTTGCCCCGTGTCGTATTGGAAACCTAAAGCTAGAACATCGGCTTCACAAGTGTCTAGTTGGTCTAAGGCGTGTGGTCGGTATCTATCGTCAATCCCAATCCAAGAAACCCAGTCGGTATTGCAATGTTGAAAGGCTAAATTCATCATGTCGCTGAAGGCAAATTTATCAAACCAACCAACAACAGTTATGCCATCTAAATCAAATACTGATTTATCTATTTCGATATTCAGAACTAGAACCACTTTGTCGGGTTTGCGGTTTAATGCCCTAACAGATTCAAGCCAACCACTTATGTCTTCTGGGTATCCATGACAAATACTAACTACGCCTACTGTTGTACGAGCCGCCAAAAGGTTTCACCAGCCTTGTCAATCATGTGCCGTAAGTAATCTGCATCCTGCCAATCTTCGATGCTAGTAATCCCCACATTATCGTTAGTGTGGATTTGGCAACCTGATAACACCGCTTCCATAACTGCCCTGCATTCTGATTCAAACGCCAACGGTAAATGCACAAACCATTCGCACCTTGCCATTGCATCTAGGACTTGATCACGCGGTACGTTACTAAGTGCCTTGAACTCATAACCTGCTTGCGCTGCCCAAGCGTGCGCCTTGAGTTTGCCTTTGAGTGGATGCTCACGAGCTGCCCATAATGCAAACGGTTTCTTGTCCATGTGATCATGGCACTTATTGGTATCAAAGTAGCTGAGAACCTGCGCTGTCTTGCGCGGCTTAGACCATGCCAATTCTCTAGCCATGTGTGCCGGGGTGTGGGTTACGAATAACCGACTGCCAGAAATTAAGGCATCAAGGCTTGAGCGTGGTGTTTGTAAGTGGTGAACAAATACAAACGGTTCATACTCTGAAAGTCGAAACAACTGCTGGTCACTAAAGGCATCTGTGCCAGTTACAACTATGGAATCAAACTGGTGTATGTCATGTGTATCGAATGTGTATGGGGTGACAATCTCAATCTCAAAACCCACGGGTGCTTGTAAGCGGTATTCATAATCTGACATCTCTGCCCCACCTGCGAACCGCCCCGTGAATAGCCCGTCACGGGTCACAGAGCCACGCTCAGACTCTTTAGGCTCATTCTCTATGTGATGGGTGTACCAGCCTATTTTCATGCAGTAGGTCGTTCTGTGCCTTTTGCGCCGATTACAGCTAAGGCTGGTTTCCAGTAGTCATTAAAGATAGTGTCTGCGTTATACGCCTTTGCAAAGTCTTGCGCTTTCTGTGACCTGCCACGACCACGATGGTACGCCTGCTCTAAAGCATCAACGATTGCTGGAACGCTAGGAAGATGAAACCAACTTGATTGCGGTGCATCCCATAAAGGCTGACCGTCTACTAACCAACCGTCACCAACAAGTTCGGTAGATGCTGCAAACTCTGAAACGATTACAGGCGTGCCACACGCTTGCGCTTCTATTGTTGGAACTCCAAAGCCTTCGCCGTATGAAGTGGCAAGCAATACATCCATCGCCGTATAAAGCGTTGCAAGAGTTGGCTGGTCAATCCCAGTTCTTAAGTTGTAAGGATCAACGAAGGCGTACTGATGTTCTTTGATACCACAAGAAAGAATCAAGTCCTTAAGTTTGATACCACCGAGTGAACCCATTTGGTCTGTGTGCAAATACAGAACTACGTCATCGTGCATTTGGGCAAACATCGAGAACGCCAAAATGTTTTCACCGAATGCTTTGCGATTAGGACTCACACCTTTGTTAGCCGCGTTCATTCCAACGACAAACACATCTTCACTTGCGCCGATGTAATCCCTGCCAGTAGTTCCCTTGTGTCGTTTCATTGGCTTGAACGTAGCTTCTATCGCGTGTGGGATGTATAAGGATTCAATGCCAACGTTCTCTAACATGGCTTGCCCGTATTGACTCATGGCGATTGGAGTCACGAATGGTTGCCTGCACCATTTGGCAACACCCGGCGGTGCTGGCAAGTGATCTATTGGAACCCATGATGCAACATTCCAGTCCGCCCACCTTGCACCCTTAAGAACCCAAGTGTCATAGAGGGTAAACAGAATGTGGTTTTGCTTTAAGTTGCGACCTGTCCAGTCAAACATGTGGGCAGGTATGACATCGTTTGAATAAAGTTCCGCGCCACGCTGATAAACAGGTATGCCGTTCCAGTCGCTATTGCTTCCCTCAAGACCGTAGTTGTTGAAGATGGCAACATTGTGACCAATTGCTTTCATGCGGCTCGTTACTTGATTTGTCTGAGTTCCATATCCTGTATTCGCCCACGGCGCGTTTGATACCCAACCAATACATAAAGAATCTTGCACAGATAATCCTTTGTTCGCAGATACCAGAAACCTACCCTAAACCTTGTGCAAAAAAAAGTAGAACCCCACCAGCCTGCGCTCCGATGGGGTTCTACGTTTTGGGGTGTGACTAGCTTGCTCCGCCTACGAAGTGCTTGACATGGCTGGTCTGGATTAGATTGCCGTCAATTCTCATAGTGGCTCGGAACGTGATCAAGTCATTCTGGAATGCGAAATCATCAGACCGATCAAGACGCAAACCGCCAACCTGACGAACGTAGTAACTTGGCAAGTGACCAAAGATGACTGACTTAGCTGAAGTTGCTGGGTCTGCCATTGCTGGGTTTTCGTAAACTTCATAACCAAGAATTAGGTCACGCTTGTCACCGGATAGTGCTGGTGAGAATACATAGTTACCAGCCGTATCTTTCAATTTCCTGACTGCACCAATACTCTTTGAGTTCATTTGGAATCCCACTCCCGGAAGAGTACGACCTGCGGTATCAACGCTGTAAACCAAGTCAATGATGTTGTCTGCGGTGAATGCACCTGATACTGCTGTCGAACCAGTTACGCCTGCTGCTGATGCAGAAACGATACCTGTTGGCTGAACAGTTCCAGTTCCAGTTGTTAGTGCGCTATTGACTGCAAAGCCAAGTGCGTTACCTGTCTGGGTTGCAAGGAATCCAAGAATATCCACGCCAGAATCTTCTACCATTTCACGACTGATCTGGGTTAGGAAACCGAACTTGAATGCGCCAAGAGTCTTGAACGCATTGAAGGTTGGATCACTTTCGCCAAATGCTGCGGCTTCGGAAGTTACTGTTCCTGTTGAGTAAGCAGACAAGCTAGGAATCTGAAGATTCTCGCCACCGGCTGTATTCAGGATTGTGGATGTTTCTAGCATTGGGCCAATGTGACGTGCCAGTAGAAGAACCTGATCATAGAAAGAGGTCGGTACTGGTGCGCCTGTTGAACTCTTGGTTACATCGCGCTTCTCAAATGAATGAGAACGGATTTCACCACGAGCTAGGGAACGGATAAGTTCAGACTCGTCAATCGCTTGCACGGCTGGCTGTGTCTTAACTTGTGTTTCAAAACCCTTCATCGCTTCGGCGGCGCGGTTTTCGCGGTCTGCCTGTGCGTTCATGGTTTCGATCACTAATGAACGCTCATCAAGGTCTGCCATGATGCGGTCATAGGTTTGATTTTCTTCTGCGGATAGGTCGCGCTTCTCTGCGGATGCAGAATCGAGAAGAGCCTTAGCTTCTTCCCAAGCCTTTGCACGAGCTTCTGCTTGCTGACGAATGTAGTCAGACATAGTTACTCCTTAAAGTATTTGGATTGTGTGTGAGTCTTACGGTTTCTGCGTGGCTCCACGACAGTCGCAGAATGTGGCTCCACAAGATGCTTACTTAATTATGTCACAAATAAAAACAGACCCAGATGCTTCCCCACATCTGAGCCTGTTCTTTGAATTTAGATTAGAACGATTTAAGCATCAGGTCAAGTTGCTTACGCTTGATGTCTAGTAAATCGTTTGCAGTAGGTTGGTCTGCACGCAACTTAGAAACGACTTCACTAATCAAATCGGCGTGGTCTGCCTCTAGTGTTTCGCCTGCTTCTAGTCTTGTAATCGCATCGCTTAGGGCATCAACATCAACGGCGGTACGGCTGGCAAGAATGTCTAGTGAACGAACGCTCGCAGTCGTAGCTTCATAGGCTGGAAATCCTGTCACAATGGAAACCTCGTGCAAGCGTACTTGGTGCAGTTCTCTAGTTGCTCCGTCATCGCTCCACTTATCACCCTTTGGTGGAACGCTGAAACCAAATGACATTGACGATACATCACCACGCTTCATAAGAACCGACAAGTCGCGCCCTGCTGAAGTGTCTGGCAAGTCTGCCTGTGCAAGTAATCCGCGTGAGTCTTCAGATAGTCGTAATGTTCCTGCGCGTGTAGAACCTAAAACCACGTCAGTATTGTGATTCATAAACAACTTGATCTCGTTGCGCGACTTCAGCGAACGCTGAAACGCACCTTCTTTAATTAACTCTGTAAATGGTAGTGGCGCGGAAGGTGAATTGAACACAGCAGCGTATCCTGTGAAACTCATTCCATCGCTGGATGCTTCGCCATCACGAACATCAAACTCAACGGTATTAACGCGGCGTTCTACTGTGGTTGTCATTTCTTGCCTTTCGTCTTTGTTTAAGTTTAACGCTATGGATTTCCATTTATCGTTCTGCAAGGTATTGCGATCTTCTTCTTCTGCGCGGATTCTCTCAACTACTCGTTCCGCAAATTCTTGCGTTCGTCTAGCTTGCGCTTTACTTGCGCCAGAACCCCATAAGAAATGAGCAACAACGCCCGGACTTGGGTAAGCATCGTTTGTTGAACTAGCGGCAGGAGCATCAAGGTCAGGCAGATGCCTAGCAATCCAAGCAACAGTTCGTATCCACTTGTCATCTGATACCTGTCCTTCTGCCATGAGTCTGGCTTCCCGTACGGTCTTATCTGTTAAGCCATCGCCTGCCTTGCCGTCTGCATAAAACTCTAAGCCACGTCTGGCAGCAGCACGCATGAACGCTGGAGCAGATTGGTTAATCGCTCTATCTTCTAGACTGCGTGTTGATCTTGGGTGACCCTTTGGAAGTAGGTCATTGTCTGAAACGTATGCAGGGTTCTCTGGTCTGCCGTTGCGTAGTAAGTAAAGAAACGCATTTACCCTAGCCATAGACCAAGCTGCTCGACTTATTCCCGGTCTATGTGAAGTTGAGTACGCGCCCGAACCCCTGCGATAAACCGACTTGAGTTGTCCGAGTGTCGTGCGTGTGTAAGGCGGCTTGTTATCTTGTGCCATCTTGTCATTGTGGTCAGTTACCTTATTGCGCAAACCTGTTTCAACGGCTTCTGAGAAATCAACTCCACCGCCTGCGCCACTAGCTGAACCTGCTGGGTTTGTATCGCTTCCCTTAATCTGATCTTTCTTAGGAGCAGGAGCGCGGTCTTCTTCTAGCATTGGTTCATCGTCTGCGTGCATTGCTTCATGTTCTGCTTCTGTCATGTCCTCATGCCATGCGTTGCAGTAGTAAGCACCATCAACAAATTCATCCCACTTTTCACACCATGCTTTATCCCCTGCTTCATTGACACGGGACTCATCATAGAAGTAGCAGTTACCGCAAGCGCGACCTTCTGGAACGTCATCTGCTAGTGCTGGTCTGTAATTATCAGGCAGTTCGCGGTAACCCATAAGTACGGGTTTTGTTTTCTTCATCTTGTGCTTCTTGCGTTCACCGCCCGGCTCCATGTCTTCAGCTAGTGACACGGCGATCATTTGATCTACGGCATCTTGCTTTGTCATGTGGCAACCAATAACTTCACCATCATCTTTGATGGTTGCCCAACCTGAACAGTCAGGTGCTTCGTCTGTTATGAAGTAGGGCATAACTAAACCTCATAAACAGATTGTGGGTCTGTCGGGTCAATCTGTGCAATACCCTGCAACATGACAGAAGGAACGCCAGTATGTTCTATTGCTGGCAAGCCTAAAGCAGATAAAACAGCAGCAGGTTCAAAGCCAGTAGTCACAAGTCTTTGAGCCATAAGAACTCTACGATCAGTTTCAACTAATGCAGCAGCAGCCAAATCTACGTTAGCCAATGGCACGCGATAAACGTCACCACCTTCAACAGGTCGCAAGTCCTCAAACCTACGAATGTCATTAACGCTTAAGAATCCAGCTTGCGTGCCGATACTGTAACCCGACATTCTAGTTCCAAAGTCACCGCGTAGTAATCCATCTACGTTCAATCTGATGAATGCGCCTTGTGGCAAAAGTGCGCTGTACGCTTCTTCAATCTTTGCAACGTATGGGCGCAGCGTATGGGTTACGAAGTTGATGTTGTTCTGTTCCACGGATGCGTAAGACATTGCCCCCGGTGTGGTCACGCCTACCATGTGTGGCGGAACTCTAAAGATACGAGCTACTTCTTCAATGGCTAACTTGCGGCTATCTAACATCTGCGCTTCATCAGGGTTCACGCCAGTTCTTACAAACTTTGCGCCGCCTGTGAGCAGTCCAGTCTTGTGCGCTTTTCTGTAACCCTTATGACGTTGATCAAAGCCGTCTATGAGTTGTCGCGCTTGGTCGCTGTTAAGTCCCATTGGGGTTTCAATGATGCCTGAAGTCGTTGCGCCTTGTCCAAAGAATCTAGCTGCAAAAGACTGCAAGGCACTAGACAGACCCAAGTTATCTTTCATCTCAACAACACGAGACATACCGCGCAGTTCGCCAGCCTTGCGCATTTCAGTTATGTGCAGGATGTCTTGCTTTGCAACTGGTGTTTCTTGGTATTCGTCAATGATGTATTCAACTTCTAGATTTACTTTGTTTCTGGCAACTCGCACGCGGTAAGGGTCAATGACTACAAGGTTGATAACTTGACCTGAAGAATCGCGGAACACGCGAACAAAAGCATTGCCGTCTAGTAATAGGGAAATCAAAACTTGTTGGTAATGCTCTGAACGCAATAAATCAACGTCTGGCTTTTGTACCCATGAAGGTTGTGGGCGATACGGTACGCGGTCACCGTCACGTCTAATAAATGAATCTATTGGCAGCGTTGAAATCGTGTCAGAGATTAGAAGCACGCAAGCATAGAAGGCGTTGATCTTCATTGCCTGAATCTGGTCTATGTTTGTGCCGGCTTCAGTAGTGAACGCGAATGAATCGCCTGCACCCCAAACAGATTGAAAGCTAATGGCACGTTCTTCTTTATTGCCACCTGTTAAATTTCCGAGCATTACTGACCCTTCTCAATCGCAAGGCCGATCAGCAAGCAAGATGCACCGACAGCGATAATACCTAATGGCAGGATAAACAAACCTAGACCTATTGAGATTGCAGCTAGACCGACAAGTTGCAGGATTGTGGCAGTCAATGAATCCCCTTAGAAGCTAAAGAACTGTGGCACAACAGGTTCTTCTCTTGAAACAGTTGCCCTATCAAATCCTATGATACTAGCAACAGCCGCATCTATCTTTCGTGGTGAGCCGCGATGTTCCTTGACAATGCGTGGCCCTAGTCTGTCGGTCTTAACAACCGCGTTCTGTAAGTGCCTTAGTAGCAACGGATTACCGTCATGTGTCAGCTTGCTTGAGACCACCGCATCATAAAACTTTGCGCACGCTGGAACCATGCGAGCAGGTGAAGTCGAAGGCCATTCAACTATCGGGAAGCCTGCCTCATCTAAGACCTGCATTGTGCGTTGCCAACGGAATGGGTCGCACGCGATTTCCCTTACATTATGTGTGCCACAAAATTCAATGATTGTGTTTTCTACTTCCAAAATGTCTACGCGCCATTCATCGGAATCATCTGGTTGCTTTTCCCATGCCTTGACCATAAAGACATACGGCTGTTCTTCACAAGTGACACCGATGATCACAGAAGCATCACCAGAGAAAGAACCGTCAAAACCTAAGACAACTGGAACATCGCGTGAAATTTCGCGCTTTATTTCGAGCGATTCCCAAGCACCGTTAGGGAGCCACGCGGTTTGGCTGCTTACCCATTGATTGCACCGCTTAGTTCTAAACTCCGCTTCAGGGGTTCGCTTGACCATAGCTTCAAAATCTTTAGGGTCATTCAAATCACCGAAGGCAGGGTTAGCATCTTTCCAAGTCGGTTCTAGGTGGTGGTCGGCATCCGCTTGTGATTCCCACCAAGCCATGAAGAAACTTGAATCAACAACTTCTTTTTGTGCCACGCGCTTGCCGTACTGATAGAGGCTATAAGCGATTGAGTCCAGACCTGATGAGTCCGCTTTTACCCCGGCAGTTGTAACGCCTATCAACATTGGTTCACGTCTTGCACCCATTCCTAGTTGCATTACGTCAAAGAGTTCACGATTAGGTGCAGCGTGTAGCTCGTCAAAGATAACCATTGTTGGCGACAGACCTTCTTTGGTGAAGGCTTCACTAGACAGAACGCGATAAACAGAACCCGTTGCTGGTACTTCTACGGCATCACGATAAACATTACAAAGTTCAGATAGTTCTGGTTCTGCCTCGATCATTCGCTTGGCATCAGCAAACACGATACGCGCTTGATCTTTGTCAGCCGCACAAGAATAAACCTCACCACCATTAGGCCCCATAATTAAAGACCAAAGACCAATGCCAGAACCTAGTGCGCTCTTACCGTTCTTGCGAGCCATTCCAATTAGCGCGGTGCGGTGTCTAAACTTTCCATCTGTTCCAACTGCAAACAAATGGCGCATCAGTTCTTGTTGCCAGTCACGCAGTTGCATCTTGTCACCTGCATAACCGGCAACAGTTTCTTTTGTCTGGATAGCAAACGTGTCTATGAACTCTGAAACTTCCCAACCACGCGATTTAGTCAGCGCGGCTTTGTTTACAGGTGTAAGCCATGTCGGAGGCCATGATTCAATTCTGGCTGGCACGAGCCTTGAGTTCTTCTAACTTAGATGCGCGTTTGACTTCAGCTACGCCAAGTCTTGAACGGTCAGTTGGTGTGAATCCTAGAAGCGACAAGTTAGCAACCAGTTGTCTGTCAAGGTCGCGCATGGCTTTACGTTCATCTGGTCTGTTCGTTTGAAGAACCTGAATGCGCAAGTTGCGCCGTTCGTCTAGCAACTCGCAAGTCATAAGCAGAATCTCAATGTCAGTTAGTGGACTCAGCCAAGTTTGACCCATGCCCCAAATACGTTCCCAAAGTTCTGTGCCTGCGCTGCCTAAAGGTCTGCTAGGAACTGGAATGTCATACGCAGATGGCAACAAGACAAGTTCTTTAGCATCAGGTAATGGTCTTCTACCGGGGTTGCCTGTCAATCGCTTTTGCTCAATCGGTTTTGGTGGTCTGCCTCTAGGAGCCATAGTTATTCCTTAATTAAAGAACCGCAAGTTGGACAAACTTTATCGTCATTGAATTTTAACGGTTCATCACTTTGTTCCTGTATTGGTGGTTGTAAAGATACAAAACCTAGTTCTTCGAGTTCCCAACCATTGGCATCTAACTCAAGCAACTGATCAGCAAGAACCTTGTCATCCCATTCAGCAAGCAAGGCACTTTGATTATCTGCTATCGCCCATGCCCGTATCTGTTCCCATGACCAACCAATCGGAGTTCTTGCAATTATGATTTCAGTCCAGCCCAAAGACTTTGCTGCTCTGACTGTGCCGTTACCTGTAAACAAAGCCGCGCTGACTAAATCGCGTGGTTGGGAAGTTTCAGAGTTTATAGACACGTTTGCTATTCAGACAAAAGAAACTGTTGCCGGGTATGCAGGTGACAAGATGCAACTGCGTGACTGGCAACAAGAACTAATGCGCCATTTGTTTGCGGTTGGCATAGATGGAAAGTTTAGGCATCGCACCGCGTTGATAGGCATGGCTCGCAAGAACGGTAAGAGCGCACTAGGTTCTGGCATAGGGTTGTGGTCTTTAATTATGGGGCCTAATGGTGGTGAGGTTTATTCTTGTGCGGCTGACAAAGAT